CTGCCCACAATGATTTTCAAGGTCAATCATTATCTGTTTGCCGTCCTCTGTCAGAGCCATCCGCTTGTACCATCTTGCTCGCTCTACATTCTTCTTTTCATTGTCAACTTGTTGTTTTTCAGCCTCAATCATTTCTTCCCCTATCCAAATCTCCGAGCATTCTCGTCGCATATGTATTTTTCTGGATTCCAGCCTTTTTTTCTTGCTTCCTTATCGAGCAGGCTCTTTGCTTGTTCTTTTGTGTCGCAGTATTCAAGGCCAATAAGACTATAACTCAACTCCGGCATTGGTGGAGCCTTAATCGGATGACACTTCCTGCAAACATAACAGTTAGAAACTTTATCAAAAGCTGGTTCACCATTACAAGTAACACATTTTTTTGTCCCCTTTTTCTCAATCATCTTTCTCTCTCAACTTTTTTTCCAGCGATTTTATGTGGTGCTCTAAGAACATTATCGCCGCGTTATACCCTCGCTGTACTTCTGCCGTGTGCTCAATGAACTGCCTAAAAAGATTACCATTTTCGCACGTGTCACACGGTGATATTGGCATCGGTTTAACGGCAAGCGTCTTTGCATCTTTCACAACCACATCGTCCATCTGTATCCCCTATTCACTCATCATCGCCGCTGCCGCACTACCCTGCTCTGGCGCGGAAAGAACATTCTTATATGCCTTGCTGCCTGCCTCGGCTAACTGGGCCTGTGCTGCCGCCTGCTGCATCTGTGCGGCCTCAGCCCTACTCGCCATCATCTCATCAAAGTCGGTAAGTACGTCCGCAGGTGAACCAGAAGATAGCCACGACTGCCTGAACCCCTTGTCCCAGTTGATGTTCTCATAGACAGGCGACAGTTCGGCGTATGGCCCCCACTTCGCCAGCGTAGCCTCCATCGCGTTCGACTGGACACTTGCCATCGCAAGCGACAGCCTGCCCTGATAGGCAATGTCAAAGTCAAACGCCTGAGGCGGCTCCTCTATCCGCTTAGCCTTAACCAGAAGATTCAGAGACCGTGACAGCAATGGGTCTAATGTTTCTTTTTGGAGTGGTGTAACCTGCGGAGAAACAATCGTCAGGTCGTCCTCCTTACGAACACCAACCTCATAGGCCGTCATGTTCCGCTTGTCTTCCAATGTGTTAAACCTGTTTATCAGGAACCCCTCCTTGACAACAGTCTGCTGGTCACGGATTATCTCGGCGTTAAGCTGAAGGTTTGTCCCCGTGTTAAGTGGCTGAGGAAACTGCGCGCCTGTCCTGACATAAATCATACCATTGGGGTCGGTAACCGGCTGGCCTACTACACCATCATCCTCAACCATAAGGGGTGGGTTCACAGCCTTTTCCGCCGCCTCAATGAATGACCGCTTCATGCGGTTTAACATCTTAATCTCAGGCAGAAGCTCAATCGCAGGGCCGCGCCCCATAATCTCGCCAGGAATCAAGGCAAACCGAGCCACCAGATAAGGAAGGTCGTCAAATCCGCCAGTCTTGACGACCGCCTTATCCTTAATCATTATGTATTCAGACTTGACCTTTTTGTTCTTCGCACCAATCTTGGTACTGTCAAAGTCATTGTTCGGAGATGTTACGTGGACAAACTCAAACTTCTCGTCCCACTTATTGGCGGAAATAGCTTTCTGGACGGACTTGCTCTTTATGTCTGTGCCAAACTCCTGAACGGCCTGACGTGTCGTGTAGAATATCTGCCTGTAGACCGTATCAATCTCACCACGGTTGTTTGTGTCAAACGCCATGAAACCGATGTGGTGAGACTGAAACACAAGGTCGTTGCCGATAAGCTCGACAGAGATTACGCCCGTACCAAAGACGACCATCGAACGGATTGTCATAAACATCTCACGCTGAAAGTTCGACCGCCATATCTCTTTGTGCGTTACAGACGAAGCCTCCGACATCCATTTTAACATGCCATGGTCTTTGCTTGTCTCAGGGTCTCTGGCGACAAACCCAAACCAAAAGGCACCGGCTGGCATCAAGAACGAAAACAGGCCGGACGTTAAAGTAAACGCCGCCATCAATGCCGTTGAGTCGTAAAGATTCACAGTGTTCTGCTCACCCTCAGACTTCTCGGCGTTATGCACCTGCCGCCATGCGTTAGGCCATGCGTAGTATCCGGCCTCTTGACGCAAACCATCAGACTCCTGCTTGCGGGAACGCGCCTTGTCGTACCTGTCAAGCACCGCTTCCACACTATCGTTGCTTTTTTGCCTTATGTTGTCAGCCATATTATGCTCCGAGGCGACTCTTTAGAGCCGACTGTATGCCACTTATGATCGTGCTTCTTCTGCCACCCTGCATGAGCCGCTTTTTCTCCTTGCGACCCGCGACATCAGCATCTTCTTCAATTACAGCCACTTCCTCGACCGGAGCAGGGGTAGGCGGCAACTTGGGTTTCTTGGGGCTTGAGAACATTCCAGACATTATGTCATCCTCCGGCGTAACGCTTCAAGTATCCCATCAAAAACGAAATCCGTGTCGCCTCCACGCTCGCTAAACTCGTCCGCCTCACGTTCAGTGTTCATAATGCTTTCATCGGCAGTCTTCATCATCTGGCGAGGAAGCTGGTCGGTCAGCCCTTCCTCTCTGTCCAATCGCTGCCGGTCGCCTATATTAAACATCCGAGTACTCATAGCATTATTTCCTAAAAATAGACTGGGGGTTTTACGCCCCAGCCCATTCTATTTAATTTAAGCCGTTACTGCAACACCAGAACTGGCGCCAGTTGGCACTGCACCACTTACGTAAACGTGTTTAGATGTCGTGGCCTGAATAGTAATATCTCCAGCCGATACACATTGGTCGAGTAGTACAACACCTGATGTTAAATCTGTAGCGAAGTGTACTGCCGCTGCCATTGTCGAGGCATTGATAGGATTGAAGAATACACAACTCTTCAAAATCAAAGACCGAGTGACAATTTGCGCACCAGTTCCATATACAAAGATATTAGTGGTTGCTCCTGCCTTACGATAGAATAGGCAGTTTTCGAGATAACCATCAGTAATACTGGTGATATTCAGATTCGGATGCAAAGCTCCAGTCTGAGTAACTGAAGTTGACCCAAACGTACAATCCTTGAACGTTACACAATCCGAGGCAAGATTGACCTCGCCTGCCACAGATACGGCTGCCTGACCCCAGTTCTCAAAAGAACAGTTCTGGTAAATGTTATATTCACCTTCATCTGACAATCCCCATTTAACATCAGTGTCGGTGTTGTTGTTGATTATTTTCACACCGGTCATAGAACAACCATCTCCGGTAACAATCACAGCGGCCTTGAGTGTTTCTGCAATACCGTTAGCAAAAGAAATCCTTGCTCTTTGTCCAAAATGACGGCCAGCAACATCAGCACCAACGATATGAACTCTGTCTTTGGCAATCGTCAATGTAGCTGCCAAGGCGTGACTGTCAGGACTCAAAACGATTACGTCATTGCGTCCGGATACCGTCTGTGTATATGCCGCTAAAAGCGTCAGATAAACATTTTCCTGAGTCTCTATCCATCTCGGCCTTATTGCCGAAGTCGCGGGAGCAACATAGAAAATTTTTCCCACTGTGTTTAATGCTGGTAGCCCGCAACGGTTCAAATTAAAAACCATGTTTGAAGGCGATACCCTGTCTAATTTCGCTGCATACGTAGCCATGTTATACCTCTTTTCTGCCCTCACGGGCAAACGTTTTATCCAGTCATGCTGGATAGTTTATCCGAACACCCAACGATTGGGGATTCTTAACTCTGTTGAAATATGTCCTCAGTCTTGGCCGCAATATCAGCCAGCACATCGGCCTTCTTCCTCGAACCACCAGACTCCTGATTCAAAGAAATACCAAGCGACCTCGCCTGGTCACGCCAATTTACCTCAGTATCTTCTTTCGGGTTGTGCCAATTCTCCAACTCAGCACGTATCATGCCAGGAACAATGTCCTTAATCATGGCAATAACACGATCCTCGGTCGGCTTATTGTCAAGGTACTTATGCTCTACCTCGACACTCTCTGTCACCTTCCTGTTAGCCGGATGACACACCGGACAATACATACAATTCCGCTTCTCGTCTTGTTCCAGTACAGTTGCACACCGCTTACAATTCATATCTCTCCCTTTCAATTCCATTTACTAACAGTATATTGTGGGCGGTTTACCTTACCACGACCCCTTTGCCGAACAGACGACCTCGACGCCGCCAACAAAAAATACAACGTCGCATGATAATAGTGGTCAGCACCCAACTTAATCCAACGCGGCTTTGTCATGCCGGTGTCCTTATTCGTGACAATACGCTTCGCAGTCTTCGTCATCTCCAAAGCATACTCTTTAATCTCAACAGAAGAACGAGGAATACGTATCCGACTGTCAATAAAAGTCGTGTGAACCTTGTCACACCACTCGTTACGGTTACACTTTACAAGACCCTCATTACTGTTAAACTTCGGCTTGCCAGGCATCTGCTCAGAATAATTACACAAATATATCGTGTATGGCTCAGATTTCTGAAACTCCAAAACACCAAAGTCATGCGGGCCAGAATCAATCACACACGAATGGACATTCATCTTCTGTGCCAAATCGTGTAACTCCTGCAGGTTGTTAAGACGAGATACGTTCAATATCTCATACGACTCACGGCCAGTCCTTATCCCAACCACAGCGTGTATCGTCTTGCCAACATCAACGCCCATGCACGTCTCGCCAACACTGACCATCTGGTTCGCCTCACCACTGCACCGAGACAACACGGCAGTATCACTCAGCTGGTTCTCAGCCTCTACCACGGCATAGCCCAGCGTAGACCGCATGAACTCCGCCATGTTAGCACCCTCAATG